TTTCAAGTATTAACAAAATGTCAGAAGTTCCTAGATACGAGGTTGATGTTGTGTTTAAGAGAAACCTACCTCAAAACGAATTGGAGATAAGTCATATGATAAACAACCTTTCAAGTTTCGTAGATGATGAAACCCTAGTTGGATTACTACCTTTTATAGATGACGCAGAGGAGGTGGTTAAGAAGAATAGAGATGAAGAAAAGGAAAAGATAACATTTGAACTGCCACAATTTGGTAGTGGCGAACCTACTAATTTGAGTAAGGAAAAAGAAGATGTTGGAAATAGTTAGAGGAGATGACTCTTATTTAGAGTTTACTTTTACAGATAGTGATGATTTAGCAGTTGATTTGACTGGTTCGGATATATTCTTTACAGTTAAGAAGTATTATGATGATGATGACGCAGACGCATATATCCTAAAGGACTTCGCATTTGTAGGAGATGGTAGTGATGGTATATTAGAGATACACCTAACAGATGAAGATACAGCAATAGCAGAGGGAGTATATAGTTATGATGTGCAAATAAAAGATGGAAGTGGATACATATTTTCTTCTAATAGTGGTAAACTAAAAGTGGATAGGGATATAACTGTTAGAACAGAGATGTCCGTGTAGTTAATTTATTATTTATTTAGACAATGGCATTAACAAAAGGGTTAGTCCTACAAGGAACAGCAGATACGACTGTTGATGAAACAGATAGTATAGCATTTCATAATGGGACATTTGACGCACCTATTCAAGTAGGAGAGTATAATGACGGGACTTCCGTTAGGGCAAGTGGTGGAACTGATGATAGTGATGGTAACACCCCTAACAACAACAAGTATGTGGATAGCACGAATGTTAGTATAAACGGAGGGGCAAGCGAAGCATTATCAGGAATGACAACAGGGGAAGCAGCATTAAAGTTTACCCTAACAGAGAGTGTAAGTATTACAGTAAGTAGTATTAGTATGTTCGGTTATGATGGAACGACTGAAACTAATGCACCTACTGGAACTAACTTATACCTAGCAGAGGTTGGAGATACTAACTGGACACAAGCACACGGAAGTGGAAGTGCTTTAAGTTTGAGTGATAGTTCTACTCCTGCTACTTCACACGATTTCTATGTAGCAATATCAGCAAGTCCTACAAGTATAGGAGATAAAACTGCTAACAAGATAAAGTTGGCATTTACATATCAGTAAAAATTAGTTAATTTGAGAACACCTGTAAAGAGGGGTTATGACAGAATTACCAGAAAGCAAAATAAAGTTTGTAGTTGGGTTATCCAACGGAGAGAGTTTAGTAGAGGGTAAAGGAAAACTAGAGAGAATTGCCGGTGGTTTAAGTCCTTACCATAAAATGAGAAAGTATTTAGAAGATGAGGGGTTGGAGATAACCTCTATTGGTTTATGGGCAGGAGATATACACCATAATCTACCCAGTTTCGCACAGAAGTTTAACGGATTAAAACCTAAAGGGTTTGAGTTCTTTCGTAGGTATGAAGAAGATGACGCACTAGCAGGTGGGGCTGTTAATATCTATTCTGTGGCAGAAGCACATTTTGAATTGTTTAAGTTGCAGTTATGGATAAATGAAAATGACTTAAATAAATCTTGGGTAGTAGTAAAGGATTATGGCACAATACCTTAAACCGATAAATGATGACAATGTAGGAATATGGTCGCCCTCAACAGGAACGACCTTATGGAGTTGTATTGATGAAACTACCCCTAGTGATACCGATTATATATATTCACAGAGTAATCAAACTGGATACGGAGAGGTTGGGTTGGATAGTGGAACAGACCCAGAAGTAAGCACAGGGCATATCTTGAAGTTTAGGGTTCATCAGAATAGTGGAAGTAAGAGTGTGTATATGCAGGGTTATTTGTATCAGGGAACGACCTTAATTGCTTCAACAGCCAACACCCTTTTAACAGGAACTTGGACTTCGGTAACTCACACTTTAAGTGGAACGGAAGCAGATAGTATTACCGATTATACAAATCTTTCAATTAGGATTGAGATAACCTCAAACGCAGGTGGTAATAGTAGTGCGGCTTGTTCGTGGGCAGAAATGGAGATACCAGATGCTTCTACCTCAACGAATGATAGTATTGTAAGAGGAATTAGAATAAGTGGTAAACAAACTGATAGTTTAACAAGGGGCTTGTATTTAGGGGGTGGTTTAGATGATAGTTTAGAAAGAACCCTACACCTATCAGGAAGTCAGCAGGATAGTTTAGAAAGAGGTTTGTATTTAGATGGTAGTTTACAGGATAGTTTAACTAGAAATCTTTATCTAAAAGGTGGTTTAAGTGATAGTGTAGAAAGAGGATTACATATATCAGGAAAGCAAGATGATAGTGTAGATAGGAGTATAAGAATAACAGGTTCACAAAGTGATAGCGTGGATAGGGGGATATATTTAGAGGGAATAGGGGGTGGGAGTATAGAAAGAGGTTTATGGCTATCTGGGAGCGATGTAGGGAGCGTAGAGAGGGGTATTAGATTAAGTGGTGTGATTGGGGATAGTATAGAGAGGGATATATGGTTGAGTGGTGCTAGTGTGATTGATTCTTGGCAGGATTTGGCTAATATGTCTAACAACCTTTCTGGTAACTATATCTTAACCGTAGATTTGGACTCAAGTAGTGAAGGATATGATACCTATGCAAGTAGTAACGCAAATGGGGGTGCGGGTTGGATACCAATAGGAAATACATACGCTAATAGGTTTCAAGGGAAGTTGTTTGGGAATGGGCATACGATATCGGATATTTATATAAATAGGACAAGCGATTATACGGGATTGTTTGGTTATTTCGCAGGTTTTGCTTATGATATTGGGCTTGAGAATATTGATATAACTACGAGTGGTATGTATACAGGTGGTTTTGCCGGTATGGTAGCAGGAACGACTGGAATAGGGAGTGCTGGAGGGGTTATAGAGAGGTGCTATACAAAAGGGAGTATTGTAGGAACTGGGAGTCCATTTAGGACGGCAGGGTTTGTAGGGGGGACTGATAGTAGGGCAATTATTAAGAACTCATATTCTGGTTGTTCTATTACAATTCCTACTGATAGAAGTTATCTTTGTGGTGGTTTTATTGGTAATATTGTTCCTACTGCTAATTATCAAACACTTATAGAGGATTGTTATTCTTCTTGCACTCATAATAACGCAGATAATGGATTTGCAAGAATTGGTGGGGGTGGGGATTTGACTATAACGGATTGTTTCTATGACTCTACCTTGCTTGGGGAAGCTGATTCGTATGCAACCGGATATCCGACCTCAATGGTAAAAAGTCTAAATACTTATGATACTTTATGGGATATTGTTGGGAAAAGTTCTCATACTGATGAAACTTGGTATATAGATGACGGAAATGATTATCCTAGATTATATTTTGAACCTAAACTTTATAATGATAGTTTGGAGAGGGGTATATACCTATCTGGTGTAAATGGAGGGAATATTGAGAGAGGATTGTGGATAAGTGGACAAGATAGTGGAGAACTTGTTAGGGATATTAGGTTGAGTGGTGGATTGAGTGATAGTTTGGAGAGAGGACTGTATCTAAAAGGTGCTATTGACGATTATATTGACAAAAACCTTTACATATCTGGTAAGGAGAGTGATAGTTTGGAGAGAAGTATTAGGTTAAGTGGTGTATTGGGAGGTAGTGTTGAGAGGAGTTTATGGATTAGTGGTATAAGTTCTTCTAGTTTAGAGAGGAGTATTTATCTTACTGGTTCATTACAAGATAGTGAGATTAGAGGGTTATGGATTAAGGGTAGTAATGCCGAAAGTATTGAAAGAAACTTGTATATAAGTGGAACGGGTGGAGAAAGTATAGAGAGGAGTATATGGATTAAGGGTGTTGATAGTGATGGAATAGAAAGGAGCATAAGAATTACTGGTGGACTATCCGATAGTGTAGAAAGAGGGTTGTGGATTAGTGGTGGAGAAGCATTGAATATTGTAAGAGGTGTTTGGATTAGTGGTAAGGATACAGGAGAGTTAGAAAGAAGTTTGAATATATCAGGTGCTTTAACTGACGAATTGGAGAGGGCATTATGGATAGAGGGTGCTTTAGTAGAGAGTATGGATAGGGGTTTATGGATTAAAGGTAAGGACGAGGATAGTATTGAAAGGACTTTATACATAGATGGTGCTTATGTTGATAGTATAGAAAGGAATATTTGGATTAAGGGTAAGGATAGTGGTTCTATTACAAGAGGGATTTACATATCTACCGAGGGAACAAGGGAGGGTAAGGTAGTAGTAAGTGCTAGGGTTAAAAGTAAGAGTGTTGTAGGTAGGGTGTTAAGTAAGAGTGAGGTGGCAGAAGTAAAGAGTAAGGTGGTAAGTGGGGAGGTTAAGGTTAAGAGTGTTAGTGGAGAGGATAAGAAATTAACTGTAACAGGGAGGGTAAAATGAGTTTATTAGATGAATTAAGCATACTAGACCAGAAAATCGCTAGAGGAACTAGGGAGTATTGGTATCAAAGGGCTACATACAGAACTTTAAGGAGTGAAATAGGAGGGGTTAAGATAATGAATGATGTTATCCCTCTATACGAACAAGCATTAAAGAATATAAATAAGGAGATAAATAAGGTGTATGTAAACTACGCAGATGATACAGGATTAGATGTAGCAGAATTAACAAAGGTATTAAGTGGTGTAGATAGAAACAATTTTATTAAGGATATTCAAAAGAAGATGAAAGTGTTGGGGTTTGATATAGGGGATATTTATAATAAGAAGTTTCTAACTAAACTAACAAGATTAGAAGCAATTAAACAGCAAGTGTATTGGGAAGTAAGAAAGATAAGTCCAAGAGAAGTAGGTTATCAAACGCAAGGGTATAGAAAAATAGTTGAGGATAGTTACGAGATTACTACAATGGATATTAGAGAGGGAATGGGTAGAACAGCAGGGTTTGCCACTATTGATGGAAATATAGTAGATGAGATTTTATCAACAGAATGGGCAGGTAGAACCTATATAGATAGCACAGGTAGGAATGTAGAGTTATTAGGTAGTGAGATAAGGGATATAGTAGGAGGTGGATTACTATCAGGAACTTCAAGTCAGAAAATGGCAAGACAAGTGACAGAGAGAGTAGATATAGGGGTGTATAGGAGTATGAGGTTAATAAGAACAGAAACTAACTACTTTCAAAATCAAGGAGAATTACAAAGTTATAAAGATGAGGGTATAGAGTTTTATAAATACGAAGCAGTTTTAGATAACAGAACCTCCGATATATGTGAACACTTAAACGGGCATAATTTTAAGGTAGAAGATGCTACTGTTGGAGAGAACTACCCACCAATGCACCCTAATTGTAGAAGCACTACCCTAGTATTGTTTAGGAATGAAGCGTTAGAGGAGGGATACGAAAAGATGGAAAGTGGTTTTGATGATTTATACGAAACTCAAATGAAAGGTTTAGAAAGTGAGGGATACGATAGAAAGAGAATGGAGATGAAGATTGACTAATATGTAAAGATATGTAATCATATAAATAAGATACCTGACGAGGGTTATACGGATTAAATTAAGTAGTATGCTTTATGGCAGACGAAAAAGAAAAGAAAGTGAAAGATACTCAAGAAGTTGAAACTCCTGATACTTCTACCAATGAGGATAAACCGGAGGAAAAAACCTTTACTCAAGCCGAACTGGACGAAATCTTGAAAAAGAGATTAGCAAGGGAAGCAAAGGACGCAGAAGCAAAGATAAAAGAAGCACAAAGTGAAGCCGAGAGGTTAGCAAAGCTATCTGCCGAGGAAAAGGAAAAAGAATTGGTAGAGAAAAGTAAGAGGGAAATGGAAGCGAAGATGAGGGAAGTATCTGTAAGAGAAAACCGACTTGACGCAATAGAATTGTTTAATGAAGCAAAAGTTCCTATAAATCTAGTTGATTATGTGGTTGATGAAGATAAAGAGAAAACATTAGAGAATGCGAAAGTATTTTCTGATATGTATAATGAATCGGTTTCTAAATCAGTCGCAGAACAATTAAAAGGAACACCTCCGAAAGATATATCTACTAATTCTAAAGAGCAACCTGCTAAAAAGGTTGTAACAGCGTTTTAAGTAACGCATTTAGATAATTTTGGTAGATAATTGAAATGGCAAAACAAGATGCATTAAGTATCTTTCTGTCTGATGGAACAACAGAGGATACCTTAAGAGAGTCATACGCAGAAATTGTTGATATGATTCAAAAAAGTGCAATCTCTTCTCAAATTAAGAATGTAAATCTTTCTGGCGACCCAGAGAGTGGTTCAGTTGAGGTTAGAAGATTGATGACTGCCGCTTCTCAAGCATACGGAACTGCAAGAACAGCAGGAGCCGGTGATGAGGTAAGCAATAATGGAGTCACAATCAACCTTGACCAAGATAAGGAGATTGTAGAGGAAGTAGAATGGAAAGATATTCAGTTCTATGGAATTGGGGATATACTCTCAAAGAGGAGATTAAATCACCAGTTAGCAATGGTAAGAGAGTTAGATACAGCATTTTTCACAGAAGCAGAAGCAGAGGGTTCAGAGGAAACTATTACATCTTCAACAATTGAAGACCAGATAGAAGAACTAATCCAATCTGTTGAAACAGTTTCTAATGATAATGTTGATGGAGTTGATAGAGATATGTTGGTCTTATCAGTAACACCACAAGTATATGGAGAGTTGAGAAACTATATTGATAGTTTACCAAACCCATTGAATGGTGGAGTAGACCATAAAGTATTTCACGATGTAAAGATTTTCTCTAATACAAGACAAACAAAGGACGCTATTTGTATGGCAATAGGTGCAGTAGCACAGCCAGTAGTAGCACAACCTTATGAGGTAGAGAGGATTCCTTTAAGTAATAGTATAGCAATTGAGTTATATTACTCTTATGGAACTCAAGCAGTAATGAGCGACCTCATAAAATATGCTTCTTTAAGTGCAGTTAGTGCTTAATAAGAAGTTAGTTTAGTTATTAGAGGAGATTACTGATGGACGAATTGAACAAAAGGATAAAAGATTATGTAATGATTATCTATCCAGAGGTAACGGACGATAAGTTCCTTAATTATGTTGTAGATGAGGTTGTAGATAGAGCATTGCTATATATGAACCGACAGCAGTTAGTTGCTGGGTATGAGAGGTTTCTATTAGGAAAACCCAATTACTATTACGGGGATTATACAATTGATGTTACTGGAACAGACCAACCGATATTACCTATCCCTAGTGAGTTAGAAAGACCATTAGCAAGGGTAATAGTAGGTAGTTATAAAACAGTAGCCGATAATGTAGCAAATGATACTAATGCGATTAAATCTATATCTGATAACGGACAGTCAATAACCTACGGAGAAGAAGTTGTTAGTTATCTATCCTCAAAAGATGATTCAGATGTTTTCTCCTCTATACGGAAGTTATTAGATAAGTTTAGAATACCAACTATCGTTGAGAATACCTAACAGTTTCAAAACTAAAATCGCAGATACTTTCTATGATAAAGAGATTACTCTTAAAAGTTATAGTGAAGTAGTTGATGATGAGGGTTGGGCAGACGCAAAAGCATCTACCGAGGTTAAAACTTTTGATGGAAATGTCAGGTTTGATAATCTAGCACAAATACAAGAGGACTTCGGTTTAGATGAAGATGTAGATATCATAATAACGACCGATGAGGAGTTAGAGTTAGGAAATGTGATTGAATACGGGGGTATAGAATACCGAGTAATAAGTGCTATACCCTACGATTCGCATAATTTGATTGCAGGAATGAAATGGTCATCCAAGTCCACAACCTAGACAGTTTAATTAACAAGATTACCAAGATGGGTAAGGTTGAAGATGCTGTTCAAGGGAGAGTTTATACGAATGTGGAGTATGGGATATACCAAGAATATGGATTTTCTGTAAAGAGAAAAGATGGCACTATTACTAATGTAGCACCTAAAAGGTATATGAGAGGAGCTATGGATAGAAACAAAAAAGTAATTAGTGAGGAAGCGGCTAAATGGATAAGGAGTGAGTTAAAAAGAAAGGGAACAGTAGAGTTCAAACCTTTTATACAGAAAGCGACCCAACTAGTTCAGAGAACTGCTAAAAGATTAGCACCAGTAGATACAGGTAGGTTAAAGGGAAGTATAAAGAGGGAAGTAAAAGCGTTCCGTATGTAATTTGAGTATAACTTGATATGAACGAACCTAAAAGTGATATATACACAATATTAAGTGGAATATCAGGTGCGACAACATATCAAATGCGACCGGGTGTTATGAAAGATATACCCTGTTATATATATCAGATTACAGGAAACACTCCTACTTATTCATTAGAGGGAGAGATTGAGTATCAGGATATTAGTGTAAGTATAGATATTTATGCTAATAATAGTAAAGAAAGTGGGTCGTTGCTTACCACTTTGGTTGAAACTATGATTGATAGTGGATACAGAATGATTTATGCGTCAGATATACCAGATGACAACTTAAGTCATATAGCAACAGAGTTTAATTTAGTAGGATACTAGAATGGCAGCAGCAAAAAGTTTGGGAACAACCCTAACTAAAACTATGTCAGGAAGTGAGATGGAAGATTTAGTCATTGCAGACCTAACCTCTATTGGAGAGATAGGTATTGAGAGTGATGAGATTGATGTCACTACCCTGGATAGCACAGGTGGGTATAAAGAGTTCATCGCAGGTTTCAAAGATGCTGGAGAGGTATCATTAGAGGGAATAATAAAGAGTGAAACAGCACTCGCTTCTATGATAACCCTAGCAGATAGCCAATCTGTTGAGGAATGGACAATAGAAACTCCAAGTGGTTCTACTTGGGTATTTGATGGTTTTGTTAAGACCTTCAAAGAGAGTGAATCATCAGTTGATGGTGTAAGAGGTTTTTCTGGAAGTGTAAGGATTTCTGGACAACCTGTATATACAGCAGCAGGTGCTTCAGCATAAAGTATGGGGTGGGGTAACTCACCCTAACTTTGTTTAGATAATTTTAAGTAAAAATAAAGATGGAGTTGAAATATACACCAAGAACAATAAGTGAAATTGAAAAGGAAAGTAAAAGACCTGTTCAAGATACATTAGCAGATTTCTCTATGGCAACAATAGTCCTATTTGTTAAAAAGGGATTAGGGGTTGAAGAAGAAAAAGCATACGATGAAATAGATAAGTATTTAGCAGAGGGCAAAGATACATTTGAACTTTATACTCTAATAATGGAGAAATTACAGGAGTCAGGTTTTTTACCAAGGAAACTAAACCTCAAAAAAGTGAAAGAGGATATGAACGAAGCAATCAACAAGGGGGTTTAGAGGGTAAGTTCTTTACAGATTTATGGAAAGAGGGAGAGGAAACTGCTTTAATCCTAGGAAGTGGATTGGGTATTGATTGGGGGTTAAGAATGGAAAGGTATTGGGAAACAACTCCTAGTGAGTTTAAGAAATACCTAGAAGCGTATAAGAAGATAGTAGAAAACAAAGCAAGGGAAATGGATTATAGTAATTTTAATTTAGGGAAGTATCTTATGTTGGCATACAACGACCCTAAAAAATATCCTAAAAAACCTTTCTTATGGAAAGATGAAAGGACTAATACCATAATGACAGAAGAAGAAATGGATAGAATGATGAGAAGAAATACTATAAGTTTAGGAGGGGAAATAAATGACTAAACAGCAAATAGAAGAACTAGAGGTAGTCATATCTGCGAATGCCGATGGGTTTAGAAAGGAACTAGCAGATGTTAATAAAAGGTTAAATAGTGTAGGAGCAACTACTCAAAGGTTTGGAAAAACTATGGGAGGTAGTTTTTTTGGTTCTATGCTTAAAGCAAATCTAGCTTCTCAAATACTTATAGGAACAGTAAGAAAGATAGGTAATGTATTTGGTAGCGTAAGTAAACAGGTAATAGGTTTAGGTTCTCAATATACAAGGTTAAGAATAGCAACCGATACAGTTGCTAGAAATATGGGTATGACAGCAGGAGAGGTTCAAAATCTCCGTGACCAATTAGAAGATGCTAATACCTATGGTTCTCAAGCAGAGAATACTATCAAATCACTTGCCCTGTCAGGACTAATGGATATGGCAAAGGGTTTGAAAGCAGTAGACGCAAGGAGTGGAGAAACGACCGAGGGTGTTAATGCGTTGGTATTGGCAATGAAAGATTTAGGAGCGGCGGCAGGTATAGATAGTGCAGACGCAATAGAAAGGGTTACGAGTTTTGTTCGTAGAGGTAATGTAGCCCTAGCAGATGGATTGATTGAAATAGGTAATCTCTATGATGAGTATAGAAGATTTGCGGCGACATTAGGTAAAACCTCACAACAATTATCACAAGAAGAAAAAGCACAAGCGAGATTGAATATAGTAATGCGAGAAGCAGAAAAGGTGTGGGGTGCTTATGCGAATACAATGCAGACATCAGGAAAAGCAATGGCAAGTATTAGGGACGCAACAACCTCTATATTTGAGAGGTTTGGTAATTATATGGAACCCATATTCGCAAGTGTAACAAGGGCTGTATTTGAGTTTGTTAAGAGTATAAGAGAAGCACTTATAGGAAACGCAGAAGCATTTAGAAGTTGGGCTAATAAGGTAGCGGCTTATGTAGTAGCAGTTGTTAGGATATTGGGTAGTTTATTAACAAGAATACCTATAATAGGTAAATACTTTCAGAACCTAACATCTTTCGCATTAAAGCCAGTTGTATCTACGATGGATAAATTGAATGAATCGGCTACTGGTGGTGCTAGTGGTATGGATACTGCTACCGAGAGTGCAAAGAAACTTAAAAAGGAATTACTAGGACTAGCAGGTTTTGATGAAATGAATGTCCTAAAGCAGGACGAAGCAGGTGGAACTTCGGCAGGTGGAACTGGTGTAGGAGTTGGAGGTTTTGATGTAGGAGAATTGATTAAAACAGAACAATTAAACGAAAGCATTGATGAGATAAACGCAATGGCTGATGAGATAGAGGGTAATTTGAGAAAGAAGTTAAAAGAATTGGCAAAAGCACTAGAACCTGTATGGGATTTTCTAGAGCCGATAGTAAACTTCTTAAAAGATAATTGGAAAGTAATATTGTTAGTAGTTGGAGGTATTACTCTACTTGTAGGAATAGTTAAAAAAGCAATAGGGGTGTTTAAGATATTTCAAGGTGCAGTTAAGGTTATAACAACAGTGGTTACTGCGATTAGTGGGTTCTTTGCGGCAGGAGGTATGTTTGACACAATAGCCCTATATGTAATGTATGCGGTTGAAGCAGTAAAAGGGGCTTTAATAGCAATAGCAAGTGCGTTAGGAATATCAGTAGGTTGGGTTATAGTAATAATAGCCGCTTTAATAGCAATTACAATATTGCTTGTTAAGAATTGGGATTGGGTTAAAGAAACAGCTAAAAAGGTTTGGAATTGGTTAGTAGAGAGTGTGTTTAGACCAGTAGGAGAGTTCTTTACCAAGGTGTTTAATAAAATGGTAGAAACTGTTAAGGATTGGTTTAATAAGATTAAAGAGTTTTTTGATAAGATTAAGAAAGAAGTATTTGAACCTATTAAGAATGAGATAGAGAGAATAATAAATGGTTTAATAATACCTATATTACATAACTTTATGTTAGTAATGGGTATGATATGGGATTGGTTAGTAGAGAAAACAAAAGAAGCGTGGGAGTGGATAAAGGATAAGATTATAAAGCCGGTAGTAGATTGGATTAACAAATATATAGTCCCTATTATAAAAGCAGTAGTAAACGGGGTTGTAGTCGCTTTTAACTGGGCTAGAGATGGTATTAGTAGTGCTTGGAGTTGGATTAAGGACAAGATAATTAAACCTGTTGTAGATTGGATAGGGAAGTATATAACCCCTGTAATAGATAAGGTAGCAGAGGGAATGAAAACTGCTTGGGAGGGAGTAAAAAGTTTCTTTTCAACTATATGGGAGGGTATTAAAAGTATCTTTAAGGGTGGAGTAAATTGGATAATAGACAAGATTAACTGGTTTATAGGTAAGGTAAATTGGGCAATAAGTTTGTATAACAAGAGTGTTGGACAAATACCGGGTTCTATGCCAATTAGTTATACATTTAGTAAGATACCTAGATTAGCACAAGGTGGTGTAATAGACGACCCAACCCTAGCAATGCTTGGAGAGAGTGGTAAGGAGGTTGTAATGCCACTAGAAAATAATACAGGTTGGATAGATGAATTAGCAAGAAAGATAGGAAATGGGAATGGTAATATGAACCTAGTAGTTAAAATAGGAGATGACAAGATATTTGAGAAAACTATTGACTACATAAATGATAAAGGAATGAGGAGTGGAGTTAATTTGTTAAACATATAAGATGGCAATAAGTTATCTATGTAAAATTGATGGAACTGATATAACCCAATACCTAAAGAGTTATGAGGTTAGTTATGAGGAGATGTGGAGTGAAGCAAATAGAAATATGGCAGGTATATTAAGAGGTAGTTATATAGCAACCTCTCCTAAAATCTTTTTAGAGTTTCGCCAGATGACTAAAATAGAAATGTCTACGGTAATGGGATTACTAGATGGGCATAGTATGACAGTTGCTTGGTTTGATGAAACGGACGACACTTATAAACAGGATAGTTTTTATAGAGGGGAGTTAAAGGTAGGTATTAGGGATTTAGATAGTGAGATGTATAAAGAATTGAGTGTAAATCTAATTTCATTTGGAACGCTAGAAGCAAGTGCATAATGTATACAGTAACTAATGATTTCAAAACAGCAATAAAGGGAAGTGGTAGAAAGATTAAAGCATATCTAACAGATAGTGTTGATGAGATTACAGAGGTAGATGATTTACAGAGTTTGGAAATAATAGCAGAAGCAGGTATATGTAGAACCCTAATGCGACAAGCAAAAGCAGTATATTTTATAGATAGCCACGACTATTTAGATGATTGGGTTAATTTAGGGGTTGGAGTTGAACTGCCAGATACTTCAACAGAATATATAGATTACGGAAAGTTTAAGGTTGTAGAAGTAGATACCGATATGGCAAGTGGTATTACTACTGCCAAGATGTATGACAGAATGTATGAAGCCCTACAACAATGGGATTTGACACCCACCTACCCTATAACTGTTAGTGGGTTAGTTCAAGCAATCTGCACCGAATTGGGTTGGACTTTAGATACTACTACCTTTACTAATAGCACAATATCAATTACAGCAGATTTGTGGAGTGAAAGCCAATTTACATATAGGGATATATTAAATCAAGTAGCAGAAGCAAGTGGTTCAATTATTTACTTTAACGAAGATGATGAATTAGCGTTTAAGCAAATAAGTGGTTCAGTTGAAGAAACAATAACTACTAATGAGGAGTTGAGTCTGAAGTTAGAACCTATCTATCAAGAGTTGAATAGTTTGGTATTAAGTAGAATGCCACAAGAGGATAATATAGTTCAACAAGACGCAACAAGTGTATCTACTTATGGATTACACGAGTTTAAGATAATCAATAATGATATTTTAGATAATGATAGAGAAACTTATATAACACCTATCTTTACAGTCCTAGATGGTTTAACCTACTACCCTTTTAGTTGTGACACTATCGGATTAGGGTATTTTAATGTAGGAGATAGAATACAGGTAACGGATTTGAATAGTGTTACTTATGAGGTGTTGGTAATGAATATAAAACTTAATATATCAGGAGGTATAAGTGAAACTATATCGGCAAAAGTGCCAGAGAAAAGCACCACCCCTTATGAATACGCAGGTTTTATAGGAAAGAAGATTAAAGATACAGAGATTATAGTTGATAAACAAGCAGGGGAGATAACTATAATAAGTTCAGAGTTAGAAGAAAAGATTTCAGTTCCTATGCAGTCCACCCCACCAGAAAGCCCAGAGGTTGATGATTTGTATTTAGATACAGACGATAATATTATTTATAGATGGGACGGGGATAGTTGGGAAGCTACTGGTTTAACTACTGATGATTTAGGGGATTACTATACTAAAAGTGAAACACTAGCAGAGATTAGTTTAACAGAAGACCAGATAAATGCTAGTGTAAGTGCAGTTGAATCTA